AAAGTCCAACTTCGGTGACCTGCTCGCAAAAGCAGAGAACCTGAACAAAACTGAAACCAAAGGCGGCGCAGACGAGCGTCTTTGGAAACCTGAGGTAGATAAAGCAGGTAACGGTTATGCGGTCATCCGCTTCCTCCCTGCACCCGACGGCGAAGACCTGCCGTGGGCACAAGTCTGGAGTCATGCCTTCCAAGGTCCTGGTGGTTGGTATATCGAGAACTCCCTCACGACTTTGGGTAAGAAAGATCCTGTTTCTGACCTGAACAGGGAACTGTGGAACTCTGGCATCGATGCCGACAAAGAGACTGCACGTAAGCAGAAGCGTAAGCTGAACTACTACAGCAACATCTATGTCGTCAAAGATTCTGCCAACCCACAGAACGAAGGTAAAGTCTTCCTGTACCGCTACGGTAAGAAGATCTTTGACAAGATCATGGAAGCAATGCAACCTGCATTTGAGGATGAGCAACCTGTGAATCCTTTCGATCTTTGGAAGGGTGCTGACTTCAAACTGAAGATCACTAAGGTTGCAGGTTACTGGAACTACGACAAGTCTGAATTCGATCGTACCAGCACTCTGGGCGGTTTTGATGATGACGATCTGGAGAATATCTGGAAGAAGGAGTACAGTCTGACTGCATACACTGCTGATGACCAGTTCAAGACCTATGAAGAACTGAAGTCTCGTCTGGACAGTGTTCTTACCAGCACTCGTCGTTCTGTTGTTGATGAATCCTTTGAGGATGAATCTGAAGGACGTGGTTCTTTCACTCCTAGTTTCCAGTCCAAGGCACCTGAACCTGCTGCTGACTTCAATGCACCAGACATCACGCCTCAGTCCTCTTCTGCTGATGAAGATGATGCGCTGTCCTACTTCGCCAAACTGGCACAGGAAGACTGATGAAGGTTCTAACTCTTGAAGACTACCAGAAGGCAGGCGAGACCTTCTGGCCAAAGTATTGGTATGTTGCCAAGGAACTTGGTGAAGATGCCAAACCAGAAGAGATTCTGAAAGTTATGGAGGCAATCGGCACGGTTGCCCTCAAAGTAAAACTGGAGGACACTCTCGCTCCTTTCGGGTTCAACAAGAAAGGGGACAAAGAATGAACCTGTTTGCCCAAGCCCAACTTGACCTGGTAGATGCCTGGAATATGAGTTGGGAAGAGGGCATCCAGTTCCTCATTGTTCTGGTTGCTCTATATTATGTAAAGAAGAGGATGGATTTGCACTTCGCAAAGAAGCAAGCAAAGACTACCATCTACAAAGTAAAAATTGTAGAAGATTGATTATAAGGACCCTTCGGGGTCCTTTTTACATGGTAATGCCGTCTCTCGAAACACCAACGGTAATACCACCAGATTTTCTTAGAATTTTTTCGTATACAGAAACAAATTCTTCGATATACTCTGGTCTGATGATTTGAATTGTTTCTTTCTTTGCGTTTAAATTTGCTTCGTATTTGTAGTTGGAAACTGAAGATACGGGTGTAGCAGTTACAGTAGAAGTTCCATCATAGTATGATATAGAATATGTGGAAGGAACTACCTTTCCAGCTGGGACAATTACATTACCGTTACTATCTTTCAGTTCATTAGTTTCATACTGCTTGATTGCCTCAGGATTATCATACTTGGAAGTCACATAATCTTCTAGTTGTTGAGCACTTCTTGGCCACTGTTCATAGTAGTTGGTAATATCGTTTGCGATTAATATTGTCCAACCGTAGAATCCATTATTATAAATTCTATATGCAATATCTTCAGGTTTCTCTCCATCTTTAACAATATACTCATCAAATAGAGCAAGTCTAGATTTAAATTCGGATAAAATTTCAGCACGACGCCAAAGATTTTTGCCATAGATTAGGGTAACATCCGTGGCAGACTTGGATATGTTGTATGCTAAATCTGGTAATGAGCGTAACATAATTGTTATTAGTAGGAGTATCCGTCTGTACCGAGGAAGTCTGCTCTAGTGAGAGCGGTAAGTTCTGTGAAGGTTAATTGGACAGTAATTAACGGAAAATTACCATCATACATTGTTTGTAACTGTGCCATGGGTGTAGTATTAACAGTCAAGTTAGTTAGACCACACAGTTTTGTTTTTGGCATCATTGGGTGACGCCTAGACTTCATTTTCCCGTTTTTCTTTACCTTATCTACAAATCTAGGTTCGAGAACAAAAACATCTGGGAATCCTAGAAGAACAGAACTGCCAGTACCAGTTCCTTTTGTAGTTGGGTGCATACCAAGTTTGAACCATTCAATAATCAATTCAACTTCTTTTGCTTCTTTAGCGTTTCTGCAGGCAAACTCAAAGTTTAGAGTGAATGTTCTAAAGTCTACGTTTTTGAAGAACTGAATAGCGTTCTCATTTGGTGCAAGTCCCGCAAGACCAACGATATTTGTTGGATTGATTTTGCTGTTTACTCCAAATGGATTAGATGCAAATGATATCCCCTGCTGAGCGCCCTGTCCAGTAGCTTGAGCTGCTTGACCCTTAGGAGTTTGCGCTGCTGCTTGAATTGCGCTAAGAGCAGCACCAACTCCAGCACCAAGTGCACCACCCAATGCACCAACCCCAAGACCTTGGAGTGGTTTATCGGCTAACAGTGCAAGAGTACCTAATTTGAATACGTTATTCCAGTTAGCTCCATATGAATATTGAAATTCATTTGGGAGACCTAGATTACATGAACTTGATGCTGTAGTTTTGTCTAATTCAGAACTTGCAACTCGTGCTCTAGTTTGACCGAAAGTACCGAGTTTTAGTTGTCCTTCAATGTCACTAGGACTGAGTGCACCAGCACCATATAAGTTTGCAATTCCCGAAGCAATTCCTCCAATAGTGTTTTGGGAAAGCACGCCAGTAGCTCTTGATAGTGAACCTAGAGCATCATTCTGGTTTGCTGCAACTTGCGCCTTTGCATGATCGTAAGTGTACTTACTGATCTTCATAAAGGATGCGTAAGGGATAGAACTAACCCCAGCAGGATATGAGTGAATTCCTGTTTGTCTACGTAATCTAGATCCAGATGCCGCATTAGGATCGCTGCTCGAACCACCTGTAATCGTAGGAGTTACTACGGGAGCATTGGGATCTCCACCGAGAGCTTTAATTAGTTCTTCTACTTGTTTATTTGACAGTTGTTGCGACATCAGCGATTCCGATGAAATTTATCGAGAGGAAGTTGACTTAAGACGACTGCATCTGCTTCAGTGAGTTGGTAGAAGCTGGTATCACTCCTCCTAGGAATGTAATAATGCAGAGTTTCCTTAGGTATATTTCTATTATTTAGAACGCCAAGTCTCTGTTTTGCCGAAACATAATGTAAGTTAGCACCCAAGATGTTTGTCTTCTTGTCTATAACTTTGATTAGTGGATATTGATCCCATTCTCTGAGAACATCTCTGAACTTTGGAATGTATTCAAAGAAGTAGTATTGTCCTTCTTCTACATCATTGACACCTGCTCCTGCATCATCCAGCAGCATGAATACTTCCATTCTCAGATTTGTCTTAGATATCCCCTTCCCCTTATACTTTTCCAGGAGAACATCAAACCTTGAGCTCGACTTCTGTGATGATCTTGAACTTCCAAAGCCTGTCCCTGCAGAACTCTTCTGCTGCTTTCCACTTTGCTTGGTTCGTGGCATAAGTCGCAACCTCCGTAATATACTTTTTGGTGCGTGTCTTCTGAGGTTTGGGACCTTCGACTTGTGCCTTGGGTTTAACCTCTACCAGATACGTTTCGGTACTTCCATTTAAGTTCCTTACTTTCATGTAGAAATCTGGAAAATATCTGTGCCACTTCCCATCGACGGGAGATTTATAAGGTATTACGTATTCTTCACTTGACCACTCGATCACAGATTCATTGTGGTCACAGTAGTACATGAACTTGCGTTCCCACAGAGATCGGTATATAATGTTGGTCGGATCTCCTTTATATTTCTTATAATACGTAGGTTTGTATTTTCCTTTGTATGATGCCATAAATAAATAGGTCACCCCATAAAGGGTATTTATGCCAGCCCGTATAGGAACAAAAGAGTTCGTTGCCTCAATCCTTGAGGATTCAGGTGGTATCTCAGCGTCTAATTTATATGAGTTTCAAATTCAATGGGGATTGAATGCAAAATCTGATGCAGCTGCAAGTCCCGTTGGT